CCTCGTGAGAAACCCACAAGGCTTGATTGTGCGCGTAGCACTTGATAACAGCAGTCGGATCTTGCGAAAAACCCCAGTCGGCACCGAGCATAGGCTTACCGAGCGCGTCAGTGTCAAACTCTTTGACTTCCCAGCGCCCCGCCATAACCTGAGCGTCCGATCGGGTAATACACTGACCTTCCCACACATGCAGATACGCGTCATTGTCTCTGCTCTGTAATTCAACGCGTTCTTTTTCCAGCACATCAGGGAACCACGGATTATCTCGCCAATTGATTTCTGCAATTGCGATTGATTCCGGCGGCGAAACAATGAACCGTTTTCGCGTTGCTGAATCCAGCCTCTCAGGGTTCCAGCTTGCCCATATCTCAGAATCTTTAGCGCGAATTGACGGGACAAGTTTTAGCCAGCTTTGCTCGCTAGCATTCTCAGCTTCATCAACCCAACAGATATCTACCTGACCCATACCTTTCACGCTGTCAACATTGCGGTATAGTCCGGTGTAGAATATCTCGCTGCCGCTTGTCAGACAGTTGATATAAGTTTTCCCGCAGTCAAAAAAAGCAGACAAGCCCAACATCTCGACAGCGTGGCACAGTTCAGCGTGTACCGACTCCTTGATGCTGTTCATGATCTCGCGGGCGCATAGAATCCGCTTCTTCTCAGCATACGCGCGCAAAATAGCCATTTGCGCAAAAGACATAGTCTTGCCTGAGCCGCGCCCACCGTACGCGCAGCGATACCGCACATACTCCGGCGTGAATACAGGCTCTAACTTACTCGGTAGCCTGACTTGCAGCGTTGACAAAGGAAATCTCCACGCGCTTTGGTGGCGACATACTGCCGTCGTCACTGGTGTGATTCATGTTCTGAGTTTCGCGCCAGCCTGCTTGTGTCTTGAGATAGAAAATCATGCTGGCTGTATCACCAGACCTTGCCTTGGCCAGCAGTGACTTAGCAACAGAGCCAATAGCGTTTGCCTTTCCCCTTTTATAGCGTAAAGATACTTCAGGCTGCCTTTCCATTATTGCGTAAAAAGTAACCTTAGATATGCCAAGGAAGTCCGCTATCATTTCCAGCGACATGATTGATGCCAGCGCCTCAACCTGTGCCGCCTGCTCGTCGCTGAGTGTAACCTTTGGCCTGCCTCCACCTTCGCCCTGCGCCATTACTCCACTCCGATAAACTTGTGAACCTGCGCCGATACCCTGAACCCATAATCCAGTGCCGCCTTGATGCAAACCTTGGTGGCCTTTTGATTCTGGCTTAATGGTTGCAGCCATACAAGCGCACCCCGTTTTGCTGTCTTGTCCAACAGGCTCAACAGGGTCTGCACATCGGCTTCCTTGCCTATTGGCATCTTGATTTCATCGGCACGCTCAAAAGGTTGGTCAAGTAGCGGCATGTTCATGTTGGCCTTGGGGCTTAATGTGACCCAGACACTTGACGGGGCTTTGACAGGAAATGTGCCGCTGGTTTCGATCTGCACCGAAAAGCCACCATCTTGCAGGGTTTGTATCAATTCCCAGAGGTCGTGCTGGCAAGGCTCCCCGCCTGTCAGGACAACATGACGAGGGCGAAGCAGCAGGCACTTTTCAAGGAGTTGCTCGGCGGTGTGCGGGTTGCGGCCGTCATGCTCCCAAGTGTGGCGGGTATCACACCAAGGGCATCCAACATCACAGCCTTGCAACCGGATGAATGTGGATGGCCTGCCGGTGTGGTAGGCCTCTCCCTGTATCGACTCGAAGATTTCATTGACGGGATAGATGGTAGGCACGGCACTCCTCCTCGGCTTGTCGTTTGTTTTCCCAAGGGAACACCAGCCAGTCGGCATCGGATTTTGGGGCTAGGTAGATCAGGTCAGGAATGGCTGCGGCGCCGTCAGCTGTTGCGAACCAAGACAGCAGCAGCATGTCGTTGTTGGTGAAAGGGCGCATGGCTCGGCCTGTTTCCACAATCTCGTCCACCACAGCACAGCCTGTGACTGGTTCTGACAGGAAAGGCAGGCCGGTGGCGTGACTCAAGGCGACCGCAAGGCACAAGCCGCCCCGAGGGATACCGTAGATGCCGCGGCAATGGGGCGGGATTTGCTCGGCCAAGGCGGCAACCGCGCCTCTGAAATGCTCCCACTCTAGATGGCAAATGTTGCGCTGCATTTGGCGGTTTCCTCTATCTTGCAGCGGGTCAGGACAATGCCTGTGCCTGCCAGCTGTTGCGGGGCGACAACCTTGACCAGATGCTCGGCCATGTTTTCTGCTGTCGGGTTGAATGGCACAAGCACCACGGTCGGGTCGATGTTCACAAGGCTGGCGGCGTCTGGGTCGTCGTGCCAGATCAGGAAGTGATGATCCCAGTTGTCCTCAACCCACATTGCCAGCCGTGCCTTTATGTCGGAGAAATCAATGACCCTGCCCACAGAGTCAAGGCTTTCGGCTTGGCAGGTAAAATGGATCCGGTAGTTGTGACCGTGAAGGTGGCGGCACTTGCCCTCATGCCCATAGACACGGTGACCACAGGAAATGTCGTGGTAGCGTTCAACTTCAAACATAGCCCTGACCCTTGATGATTGAGAAAAACTCCTGCCGTGCGGCATCGCTGTCCCTGAAAGCCCCGCGCATCACGCTGGTGGTCATGCTGGTTTCTGACTCCCTCACGCCTCGCCATGTCATGCAGAGGTGACTGGCCTTGACCACGACCGCCAGTGCTTTTGGCTGGATCAGGCGTTCAATTTCGTCTGCCAGCTGCACTGTCGCCTCCTCCTGAATCTGTGGGCGTGCCATGATCCATTCGGTCAACCGGTTGAATTTTGACAGGCCAATGACCCTATGCGAAGGAATGACGCCAATCCATGCCTTGCCCATGATAGGGACAAGGTGATGGCTGCAGGCTGACCGGATTGTGACGGGTCCCACTGTGTAGAGTTCGTCCAGATTTTTTGCATTTGGGAAATCAGTGATCTTGGGTGGCGGTGTGTACCGGCCTTTGTAAACCTCATGGAGAAACATTTTGGCGACCCGCGCCGCGGTTTCCCGTGTGTTGTGGTCGTTGACTGTATCAATCACCAGAGCGCCCAAAAGCTCCTCAATTTTGTCCTGCACCTCAAATTGCAACTGCTCCAAGTCATCGTCACGGATGAAGTCGGAAATGTTGTCGTTGGCAAAGAATCCACGGCGTGCATGCTTGATCCTTTTGCGGATAACCTCGCTGATTTTCATTGTTTCGCCCTTTCAACCAATGGATCAGGAATGCCTGCTTCCTCGAAACCATGCGCCCTGAGCACGCAAGAGTGGCACTCGCCGCAGGGTGGAAACTGACCGGCATAACAAGTGTGAGAGTAGGCGATTGCGTCAAGACAGCCAAGGTCAGCAGCAAGCTGAACAGTTTGGGCTTTTGTCAGGTTCATCAGAGGAGTTTCTATTGTGAAATGCCCAATGCCGAGCGACTCATTGATAGCCACCTCCAGCCTGTCGATGAATGCACCGGTGCAATCTGGATAGTTGGCGTTGTCCTCTTGGCACACACCAGTCACCAGAGTGAAACAATCGAAAGCCAACGCCCTATTTGCTGCAAGCGTGAGGAAAAACTGGTTTCTCATTGGCACAAAAGTAAGCTCTACCCTGTCGCCGATGACCGCATCCATTGACTGGAAATCCTTGTAGGTTTCAAGCTCAACGCTACTGTCAGTGAGTGGGGAACGGCTTACCAGCAGCCCTGCAACATCAACCACCTCAATCGGCACGCCTGCCATTTCTGCGACCTTTCGGGCTGAGTCAAGCTCTATTCGGTGTCGCTGGCCGTAATCAAAAGCGACCGCCCTCACCTCCGAGAAATGTTTTTTTGCCCAGAAAAGGCAAGTGGTCGAGTCCTGACCGCCTGATAAAACCACCAGTGCTTTTTTCATGTTTGCCTCGTCACCTGTACAAAGTAAGGATGGTTTTGTGAGCTTTGAGTATTACCTCTATTGCCTGCGCCCCAGAAGCGGCCAAAAAAAGGTGCGTGCCAAGGTTTTTTTTGCAATCAAGCGAATAGTCAACCCATGAGTAGGAAGGCATCAATTTTGCAATCTCGCCGTGCCACTCCTCTTTGTTTGCCAGCCGTCTTATGTCAAACCCGTACCGCATCGCTCGCTTTATCGCCGACTCTATTTCCTTTTCTTTGTTTCTTATTGATGAGCGAGTCAGCCCAAGCATCACTCCATTTCCAGCATAGGCATCAATCAAACCATAGCGCGAACCTCTGGAGTAGTTTGAGCTGTCGCACATATAAGGCCGGTAGTGTTTTATGTAGTTGGTTTTTGTGAATCCTAGCCAATGCACTTTCCTGTTTCCAACCTTTTCCATGATGCCGTTGATGTAGCCTTTGTTCTGTTGCGTCCCAACAAGGCCTCCAATCCCTACAACATCGCTGGTCTTGTAGTAATGTTCCAAGACGGCAAAATCTTCGCCCCTCGTGAAAATCGGTATAGGGCTGAAACCTCGCTCCAGCATTATTTCGTAATTTTTTGCCGTGCCTTCTGGGTCGCCTATCTTGTCGAGCATGAAGTACCGCCAAGGCTTTACTGGCAACTCCTCAATGAACCTACAGTAGTCGTCTATCTTGATTTCTTTGCCGCTTTTCCATGCTGTGAAAGCACCAGAGTCGAGAAGAAACCGGATGCTATCTTGGTTTTGTTTGATGATTTCGGTAGTGGCCTTGTTCATGTAGGGATAGGCCACCAGCATGTTCAGCTTTTTTTCATCTGAAATCATATTCAATACCAGCAGAATCTAGGGCGTTGGTTATTTTTTCTTTGGCAAACTCTTGATCGTTTTGTGAGACAGCAATCTTAATAACAACTTCAATGCCGTCTAGGTTTTTCCCATCTTTTTTTACAGGATCAAAATTGGAGTCCCACCCGTTGAAAAGTATGTTTATTTCCTCGGCAGAAAACCCCGTCAAATCTAAATTAAAATCCATATCTCTAAGTTCGTCCAATTCCAAGTGCAATAATTCGTCGTCCCACTCCGCAATCTCTGCCATCTTGTTTACCGACAGCCTGAATGCTTTAATTTGTGCATCGCTCAAATCGTCAGCGAGTAAAACAGGGACGGCTTCCATGCCTAATTTCTGCGCTGCTTTTAACCGAAGGTGACCATCGACAACAGTGCCATCGCTTTTAGCAATCACCGGAACTTTGAACCCAAACTCTCTTATCGCGCTTGCAATCTTATCTACAGCGTGATCGTTTTTTCGTGGATTTCGTGCATACGGAATCAGTCGATCTATTTCCCATTGTTCAATTTTTTCTATCACGCTCCCCAACCCCCTGACAGATAGCCAACTGCCATGATGCCACATCCAATAGCGAGTGATTGCAGCGCGTT